TTGTTCACGAAGTTTTCTATTTCAGAGAACTGACTGAGGAATGACCAAACTGCATCGCTTTGGGTGTGAAGAATGTGCGCACCATATTCGGAAACGATGATTCCATTGTCCCATTTTTTGTCGAATGCGGCTCCTGCGATATGCGGCAGTCGGTCAATGACAAGGCATGTCTTCCCCAGGTCAGTAGCTCTACGAGCAAATGTAGACCCAAAGAATCCAGCCCCGACAATTAAGAAGTCGTGTTTCATAGTGATCCTAAATAACTAGCAAGTAGTGCATCACAATATTCTTTTTGGGATGACCAGCCATACTTGTAGCAATCACGATTCCCCAAAAAGTTTGTAACCCAAAAGTCGATGTCGTTTTCCATGCGATAGCCCCATGCTATTGCAGTTTTCTTTCTTGCGGCAATGCCCCATAATCCTGCCCAACTATCACAGGAGACAACCACATTTGCTCTGTATATTGTAAAAGCTATTGATTCAAGTATGGACCACTTGCCACAATGGTTTTCAATGTAAGGTATGTATTTATCTTTGACGCAGAGATGAATAGGATCATCTTCGGCACCAACCATTATGATTTTGTAGCCTTTGTTAATCAGCGTTTTGAGGCATCTATCCCATACTGGAATATAGTCGTCTAGGTGATCCTTCGGCTTCATTCTCAAACTGATTGGTTGGAACAGTGCTATCTTGTCTCCAGGGACGTTTGGAATCAGATCGCTTAGGTCTACCCATTCACGAATATCGTTGTAGTCTCGGCCCGTCATTGGATGTTCTATCGGCACATTGTATTTATTGCTGAATTTGAAAGTATTTTCATTTCCATGTTCCACATCCATTGCCACTTCTTTGATGAAGTTGGTTCTGCGCCATATCTCATGGACAATTGGACTGCTGGGGATGTTAATCCCATTTGCAATCAAAAAGGGCGTAGTGTGAATGATTGCTTTATCATGTCCTCCAATGGACAAAGCAATGTGTTGACGACACAAATTCAAGGCTGTGTCACCAATCGCTCCAGATTCAGCGTAAATATGCAGGTTAGACATCACTCTACTAGAGTATGAAAAAGACCGATCTTCAGTGGCTTGCTGCCATTATGAACTCCGAATTAGATGCTGGCATGATTAGCGGTCGAACTATATTGGATCGTTTGCGACTGATTGATGAAGATTCACGCAAGACGGCTCCGTATCTCGATCACCGATATGCACCGTTCTATTATCACCTTGGCAAGCATATCGAGCCTCTATCTGTAATGGAAATAGGCTTCAGTCTCGGCTTGTTGAGTGCCAGTTTCCTTACATCTTGTAAATCAGCCAAGACATTTTTTGGCTACAAAGAAAATAGTCCAGATTTCACGCCTACACGAATTGGCAAAGCAAATATCAACCTCAGATTCAAAGGTGAAGCAAAATTTTACATCGGAAGACTTTACGATCAGGAATTTATCGACATATTTTCACCAAATCCGTGGGATTTAGTCATACTTAATGATGAGACAGTCTACGACAAACATTTGGAATATTTGGATGCCGTCTGGCCACAAGTCAGCGAAAACGGTTTTATAGTTGCCGAATATATTGACCGACACATCCCAGCCAAGGACGCCTTTTTTGCTTTCTGCGAAAGTAAGAATCGAAAGCCAGTGGTTTTTGCAACAAGGTATGGGACTGGCTTACTTCAAAAATGAAAGGTGATTAAATGAAAATGAATAAGGATGAGTTAAGAGAATATTTGAATAAGGACATCGAAAGTCTTCGTTCCCTGAATTTCAGTGAGCCGTATATCAAGTCGGTTTCTGAAAATACAAGCAAATGGGCCAATACGGGCCTGTTGGGAGGCATTGGCGATCCACATATTGGTCGCAATGTGGCGACCTTGCTGGAAAACCAGAGGCTGTTTAATGAACAGTGGCCGGGAAATGGGGCAACCCTGATTCCAGAGGGAGCAGAAACCGATATTCCAATGGAACATTGGGCTTCTCAATGGAAAAGGGTTAGTATCCCTGTAATGAGGCGTGTATTTGGTGAGAATTTCATTGGACACCACATAGTGTCTGTGCAGGCCATGAAAAGTGGTCAAGAGAATACTTACTTGATTGGCTTTGATGGTCGCACAATGTCTGGAATGACAGATGCCAACACTCGCCGGTTATCAGTTCAGTGGGATCATCCGATTTGGAAGCAGACTGAAGACGGTACTAAATACGCTGAATTTAGAGGACAACAATATCACACGGGACTGGACGCAGAAGCCGAAGCGACCTCAGTATTTTCTGAGGCTATTTGTGCTGATTTCAGTCGAGAGATTATTCGAGATTTATCCATAAACGCTGGCAAGTCGGCTGTTGTTGAATACAAGGACGAATCTCATCTTTTATCCATGGTTGAAGGAATGAGTGCATATATTGCTGCCAAATGTTACAACAAAGAGGCAACCTGGGTTGTTACGAGTCCAACGATTGTGAAGCTGTTGGGAGAATATATCGAACCAGCTACAAATCAGTGGGGCAACATCGTAAATATCATTGCCCAAAGAGAAGGCGTCAACAAGATCGGGGTGTTGAATAAAAAGTGGCAATTGTTCGAGGACTCTACAGCACCAGCGGGGAATATACTGTTGGGGCTTAAAGATCATCGAAATCATTATTTTTCGGGATATGTGTTTGCCCCGTTCTTGCCAGTGAAGCCGATTCCTTCGTGGAAGACCGACGAACAAGAACAAGCTGGACACGTTTTGGCCCGCTACGGGAAGCGGCTCACCAATCCTGGCTTTTATGGCACGATAAAGATTGAGAACTTGCCAGAAGCCACTCCCTTAGAGAAATCGGAAGAGGCCGAAAGCGAGGAACAACATGGGATATGAAGTAAATTACAAATATCACGAACGAATCGAAGGCGATTACAACAAGGAGGAAACCAAGTCCTTCAAGAAGAAAGTCGGCGATCCATTCGAGGATGTTTCATTAGAGAAGTTGGCTGGTGCTGTTATGGCCCAGCTTGCTCGACGTGACGTTTGGATTGTCGATGTGGAAGTCTTTGAGTTGTCTAAGAAGCCAGTGAGCTTCAAAGAGGCCAAAGGCGGGATCATCTTGAAAAACAAGAAGTTCAATTTTGATGGTGGCGGTGAAGACGCATCTACCATCATTGTTCAGGACATGATCCAAGCACCACCGCCAGTTCAATTGCCTCATCAATATGTACAGCTTGCCAATAATGGTCAGCATATGAATATTCAGGGGCAGGCAGCAAACCCCTCTAGGGGAGTGATGCCGCACGAACAGGGGCAACCTCGTCGCCCCATAGACTGGATGGTATTCTCGCCGGAGCTTCCTCAGATGGCGGAAGTGAAGCAGAAGAACCTCCGATTCACTCCCGAAAAAAAATATCCAGTGTTCGAGAAGCGAGAAGGCGTTGGTGGGGAAGTGTTTGTGATGATCGACGATACCGGACGGGAACAACTGGTTTCCGACAAATATTTTGTCCCCGGAAACGTCCAGTTGTTGGCCGATAGAGAGCTTGGTTTCTCTCAAAACCAACAAGAGCGAGAAGGCGGCAAATTATATTGGGGTGGTGCAAACCAAGAACCCAATATGCCAGAAATCAGACGCCGATAAACAAAAATAAAAGCCCGGAGCAATCCGGGCTTTTTCTATTTATCGAACTCCATTATCCTCGTATACTTCAAATACCTCGGAGGAAAATATGGCTAATCAAAAGCAAAAAGAAAAGAAGAAGAAGAATCGTGAACGAATTGCCAAGGTACGGGTCATGTATCGACGTGAAGTCTTGCGCAAAGAACGTAAGGTCGAAAAAGAAGAACAGCGTAAGTTTGAAGAAGCTCAAACAATTATGCACGGCAAACTGATGCCTGTTATCAGCGATCCAGCATTGCTTGCCCAGCGAGAAGCCGCTCATGCTAAAGCCGTTTCAGACAAGCTGAAACAAAATCTTCAGATATTGGAGGCGCTTGAGCAGGAATACGAGGCTGAACAAGCTACTCGTGCTGCGATGAATGACAAGCTCGAATCCGAAGGGCATAAGACAATGCGTGAAAAAATGGACGCATTGCACCAGAAGGCTTTGCACATGACTGGCAAGGCCGAAGCATTGGCTCAAGCGGAGGAAGACTATGCTGCACAGCATACTACATTAGAAGAATCTGCTGCACATCAAAATATTGAAGAAGAAATTGTTGTAGAGCCGATTATTTAGAAATCTTTTCAGCAAACATAAAAAAAAAACTAAAGCTATTGAGTCTTCCGCCGATATAGCTTACAACATCACTCAACGAACGACGAAGACTGTTAACTGTAACTTTCCAAGACGTTCACAACTATCAAAACGACTAAGGAGCTAACTGTGGCAACTGAATTTGAAGGACTTGATTTATCGGAGATGCAACACGAGTACGAGCGGGTCAATGCCGAGCCGGGCGCTTTCGGCGGCGATGACTTCCTCGAAAAGTTCGTGCGTCTTCCAGAGCGTGACGGATATACGATCATGCGTATTCTGCCCCGTAAAAAGGGTGGCGGTAAGCATTATTGTGCAACCCGTGTTCACACGCTTTCTAACCCTACCACCAAGAAGAAGAGAACCTATCACTGCCCGAAGGTTCTTGTGAAAACGGACAAGGGTGATCGTTGGCAGGGCGAGTGCATCATCTGTAAGTATTACAGTGATCTCTGGCAGAAGTCCGAGAACCTGAGCGGCAAGGCTCAAGAAGACTTGCAGAATCAGGCACGGGCCATCAAGCCGGTCGAACGATACTACTACAACGTGATCGTTCGTTCTGATAAAGACTTCAAGACTGGTGAAGTCAAGAAGAATGTCGGACCCAAGATTTACTCTTGCGGTAAGACAGTTCACGCCAAGATCATGCGGGCTATTGTTGGCGATAAGACCGCTGGCGAAGCAGGTCTTGGTGACATCACTCATCCGATGACTGGTCGTGACTTCCGAGTTGTGAAAAAGGTCGTCAAGGGTGGTGGCGGTGCTGAATATCCAAACTACGATAACTCGAAGTTTGAAGACGTGGCTCCCGCTGGTTCGCTGGATGAATTGTCAACTTGGATTGAAAACCTTCATGACGTTCACGCACTTCGGGCGTTGAAGAGTGAAGACGAATTGAAGCACGCTCTCCGTGTCCACTTGGGCATGGTTAAAGAGGGCGAGTCTCAAGACGACGACTTGAACGAGTTCCGTAACGCTGGTCACACGGCATCTGCCCCTTCGACCGCATCGGAGTCTGTTCGTGAAGAATTGACCGTTAGCAGCAGCCCCGCCGCTTCTGAAAGCAAGGGTGGAGAAGAAATTCTCGCTGACGACGATTTCATGAAAGAACTCGAAGGTATGTAACCTTCCGTTCCACTGGACCATCCAGGGCGTAAAAACCCTGGATGGTTTTTTCTTGAGTTTTCAATTTTAAGAATAGTGCCTTCCACTGGCACAGAGGTTCAAATGGCAAAGAAGAAAGCTGCTGCGAGCGGTGGTGGTGTTGACGATGATTTTTTCGAGACACTAGCCGAAGAAACAGGCGGTGATGTTCTCGATACAATCGACAGTGTGAAATATTTTGTCGATACCGGCTCACTCGCTATCAATTATATTTGTTCTGGTCAGTTCATTACAGGAGGCATCCCTGGTGGCAAACTGACAGAAATTTACGGTCCCAATTCATCTTCCAAGTCATTGCTTGGTGCGAACATATTGTTTGGCACACAACGAGCGAAGGGCATTGCGGTTTTGATGGACTGTGAGAACTCTGCAAATAAAGAGTTCATTCAACAAGCCTCTCACTGTAACCTCAAGCGTATTGTGCGTCATACTCCACAATCGTTAGAACAGGTTTTCACCAAAATGTACAAGGTGATTGAGAAGGCTCGTGAAAAGATTCCGATGGAAGTTCCCATCGTGATTGTTTACGATTCAATTGGTGTGTCGCCCTCTGAGCGTGAGTTGAGGGAAGTGGCATTGCCAGAAGAGTATACTGCTGCTGACTTCAAGCGAATTGTTGGTGGGCATGAACAGCCGGGCGAACGTGCTAAGATTTGTTCTCGTGAGTTCCGCAAACTGAACACCGTGATGGAGAAGAACAACGCTACGGTTGTCATCCTGAACCAGACTCGTGCCAAGATCGGCGGCTATGCCCCTATGGGACAGCAGGCGTTAACCACGGCTGGTGGCGGCAACGCACTTCCTTTCTATGCTTCCTGTCGTCTTGAAACGAAGACGCAGATGAAGATCGAAAAGAAGATCACAGCCAAGAAGAAAAAGATTCTCGGCATCAATGTGAAGCTGAAGAATGTCAAGAACAAGACTCACCGGCCCTTTGTCGAGTCGGAGAACATTCAGTTGTTGTTCGACAAAGGCATCAACCCCCTCAGCGGTCTGCTAAGTTGTTTGCTGGATGCAGAACGAATTGAGATCAAAGGCGCTGGAAACTTTGTAGTCAAAGAGCCTTGGGCCGGTGGGTCTGAAATCAAGTTTAAGGCCAGCCTGGAACGCAATGACCTTCCTGCTGAAATCTTGATGCAATGTCCAGGTTTGATCGACGCCATTTCAGCGGAACAGATCAAGGATTACCTGGAGCCATTTCAAGAGTCTATCAATTTCCGACCTGAAGACAACGCCGACATTGAATTGAACGATGTATTGAGCGATGATGACGACGAGGATATTGATGGGGAACTGGAAGGTTAAGATTCGATAAGAGCCGCCGTAAACGGGCCGGTTTTAAGCTGGTGATGTCGGTGATTGTAGATTGTGACATCATTTGATCCACTGGTAGCTTCAAAAACTATCAGTGGATAATTTTGCGCCATGTCTTCCAAATAAAAAGTCAATTTGCCATCACTGGTCGCAGACCATAGGCCGATTGACTTTTTATGATTGTTGTGAATGAATATTTCTTCAATGATATTATTTGGACTAAGAGTTATCCACTTTTTATGGTCTGGACAAGACCAAATTAGAGACATATCTTTGTAAGTTGATTCTTGTTCTGGAGTCATAGACTCCAGCCAGTTCATTACGCAAGGGTTTTTATCTCTAGCGACCCAATGGATGTGATTGAAGTGTCCGTGAAGTTCTGAAAATTTAGTAAGCTCTGGACGCACAGTAAGAAACTTGACAGTTGTTGGATGGATTTTTTCCATGCGAGCGCAGAAGCACAATCCGTGATCCCCATATCCTTCAGGTATTTGTTTTCTTAATTTGAAATACTGTTTAGCTTTTTCATTGTTTAGAATTCGTTTCATTGCCGCATTGCTTGTCACGGACATCTCGTATTCGTGTGGCGGTGTGTCTTCAGGAAAACGATACCAATGATTAAACCCTAATTTTTCCAGCATATGTCTTTCGACAGGTTGGACATCCCAATTTAATTCGCCAGTAAGATGATATTCTCTTTCGTGGTCAAAGAACAACTCAAGGTTTTTCATTAGTCCACTAATGTCATTCATGCTGTCTTCATCGACCCGATAGTACCATTTAGCTGTATCAGGCTTTGCTATTGCGTCGTAGTAATGGTGGATTCTTTGGGCGACGTGTTTGTAAGGTGTGAGGACAATTTCTACATCGACTCCATCTGGCCAACCACCTTCAAACACTTTTACGTCATTATTATGGGCAGCAGCCAAAACGAGTTTGACTTTGTAATTGCCAATATTTCTGATTCCCCATTTCTTGAAATCCACAAATCGTTGAACCAATTCGCTTTCAGCAGGAACGAGCATTTCGATATCGTACATTTAATTTACCTTATATTGTCCTGCGCCTAATTTCAAGAATTTGAACCCTTCTTTTTCGAGTTCAGATTTCACACGACGCACATGATTACAGAGTGCAGCGTCGGTCAATTTATATCGTTTGAATTTCTTTTTCAATTCTTTGAGCGACACGGTGTTCCGATTTTGGAATTGCTCATTAACGTACTTCTTTACCTTGTCGGCAACACGCAGTATTTCAGCACGAGATCGTCCTTCTGTGGACATTTTCGTTTCGATTATTTCGTATTGTACGTTTGATTTTTTGTAGCCCGGATCGCAGATCGCCGGGGCAAGTTCTTCAAGCTCTAAAACAGAGCCTTCTTCCAATTTGACTATTGAGATTTCGGCACTGAATGCTTTGGAAAACTCAATGAGTTGAATGAAATTCTTTTCGTGGGTGAAGAACTTTCGTTTGTCCTTCGTTTCGATGAGTAGGCACTTCATAAAAAACTCCTTGTAGTTAAATTATATCTCCGACTCAGCAATCCTGGTGTTTGGATAATATAATTATCGTATAATTGAGGATAAAGCGCATGAACTCACCCAAAGAAACATTGAATTTGAACTACTTTCGCAGGTTCGGCGTCGAGATTGAGATTAACTCTTTCGATGGCCGCAACCGACCCATTGGTCACGAGGACGGTATTCTGCCAGAAGGCATTCAATACATAGGAAACCTTGTTCAGAAGCTCTCTGAAGAGAAGGTTTTAATCCGCAAGTGGGGTAACGACCACCATAATGATGTGTGGATAGTTAAGCCAGATGGAAGTTGTGGTATAGAGGTCTGTACGCCCGTAATGAAGGGATGGAATGGGGTGGTGCGTACTTGCAAGGTCATTGATGGCTTTAGCAAAGACCTAAAAATAGTATCAGATACCCGTTGTTCATTTCATATCCACGTTGATGTTTCGGACCTAACAGAACCTCAGTTGGCCAGTGTCATTTCCTGGTGGATCAAATGCGAACCCGTTTTTTTAGACTCGGTTCCTGCCCGCAGAAAGAAAAATCAATATTGCCAGTTCCTTGGTGAAATGGATATATTTGATGATATTGAAGATGGTCTGATGCCTGCCGAACTTTTGCTGAAAAAGGTGGGGCATTGCAAGTATTACACCATCAACACTTTCCACTATCAGAACAAAAAGAGAAAGACCATTGAATTCCGCATCATGGACAATGCGTGTTGTTTGGACCCGTGGATGGCAAAGAATTGGATCAGGATGGTTTTGCACTTTGTTGAGCGGGCTGCGTCACGAGGGTTGCCAGCCCCATTTGAGATGGGCAATAAATGGTCAGGCTATTGTTGGCTCGATCCTTTTGATGTGTTTGATTTTCTGGGATTCACACCCGGTCAATATGAAATATCTCCAGGTTTGCGACAAGTTCGATCTTGGTTTGTTTCCAGATTACATTCTCAATCAAAAAACACGGGGTTGAGGGGAGTGATGAGCGATAAAGGTCGCAGAGTATCTCATGGTCAAATTGACCAATTGTATGCTCTTTTTGCTCCACAAGAATCGGCTGTTTCGGAAGATGAGATATACAGTGAGAACTTTCGTATTTAGCGAATATATAAGGCAGGGAATTCCCTGAACGAAGGTTTGCTATATGTTCTACAAGGAATCAAAACTCGAAGATATTATCGAAGGCATGAGGGCCTTGGGCGATATGTTAATTCCATATAACTTCCCGAAAGCACCGCCGCCCACAATGGAGGATGATTTGGCCATTTTCAAACAACGAGAAGCCATTATTGACGGTTATCCCATCATGCTTCACTATCAAAAAGCTGATTACGATAAACATCTAATGGAAACTCTCCAGATTTACGGCAAGAGCAGTCCCTTTTTACCCTTCAACTTGATCTGCAATTTGGCGAAGAGGTTTTTGGGTCCGCATCATTTATCGTTGGTGGAGATATTCAAGGACAATCGAAAAATATATATTTGGTCTGCATGTGTTGATCGTCGAGGTCGTCCGATTCCTACTCCATTTGAAATGGAAACTGAGGAGTGTGAATTTGAAGGCTTGGATTATTTGTATATGCAACCTAGTCAGG